TTATTGTATTTTTAGTTTTAAAGGTTACTGGTAGTTGGCCTGAAATCTCTTGGTTTTGGGTATTCTTCCCATTATGGATTCCAATTGCATTTGGTTTATTCTTATGGATATTGTTATTAGTTATTACATGGATTATAAACATGTGCTAAATTAAATGTGACCAATATGTGCTTATATATGTTGGACTCAGGTACATAAACGCATTGGTAGATATCTAGTAGATAGATAGGACTATTCTAGTAGATATTTAGTAAATAAAAGGAGATTTATATCAATGAGTAAAACAAAAGAAAAAGAATTAACATCAGAAAACAATCGTATAGAACCAGTTTCTCACGATATGTGTAACGAAATGACAGATGCACAAAGAGAGGCTATTGTGTATCATTCAAAGCTTTTAAATAAGTATTATAAATCTTATGATGATATGCTTAGAGAAGAAGCAGAATTTAAAAAAGCTGAAGAAGAAAAAACAAAATTAGTTGAAGTTAAGAAAGCAAGAGCTAAAGAAGTTGATGATGCTTATAAAGAATATTTAGCAGTTCAAAAGAACGCCTTGGCTCAAATTGCAGAAGCCGAAAAGAAGTGGGTTGAACTTAGAGATAAGTTTGCTCAAGACTATCATGGATATCATATGACATATGTCAATGACAATGGTAAAGAATCAACTACATTTGGTGATTTAATTGATGCATTCTTTAGAGTTTGGTAAAAGATAGCGTCAAATATATTAAACATTAACTGAGTCTTAAACCTCTTCAAAAAAGAGGTTTTATCTTTTTTGTTGACATTTTAGTTATAAGTCTTATAATTATACTTGAAGGTAGGTATATTATTATGTCTGGAAGTTTAGTTAGAAGTAGAAAAAGTGTTTCTAGAAAGAAAGAATATATCATTAAGTTTTACTCTTTAAAAGATGATTCTTATGTAGGTAAGACTAAAGATAATTGTTTGATGACTTTAAGACAAGCAGAGAAGCAAGCATTGTCTCAAGCATGTGATGGACTTTATGGAGTCCCTTGTAAGGTAGGTGAATAACATGAATGGGTTAATTTATAATAAAACAATTAAAAATGAAGGCAATGATTGCCTTATTACTAAAAATGCTCATGTACTTAGTGTGGATGACTTATTTGTTATTACAGTTACAATAATCTACACAGGTTGGATGGGTGTTGATAGCAGAAGTTCTTCTTATGTGTATGCAAATGAGGAAGAGGCTATTGAATTTTGTAAAGGATATTTAGGTGAATAACATGATTAGTGAAGTTGATAAATGTAAAAATGCAATAAATAGAATGAGAGTTGGACTTTTTGGAAGTAAAAAAGATAGTAAGTCTCATAAATTCTTAATTACTAAACAAGATGGCACTCAAAGATTCTTCAAAGCATTGTGTTGTGAGTTTGACCATGAGTTGTGTGAAGCAATGTTTTATCAACATGGCCAAGTTATCGCTGGAACTAAGTTTACAAATGTTATTAATGTTGAGATTGTGGAGGATTAAACAATGCTTTTACTATTGGTTAAGACTTATAAGGAATATAAACTTTATTGCCCAGGTGTTTATGGTTCAAATACTTGGGGAATGAATCATCAAGAAGATTTAATTAAAAAGAAGACTAAATGGTACACCACATATTGGACTAGTGGTGGTGATTATTTTGATGATGTTGAGTATGAATGTAAGTTGAATGTTGTATTAGAGACTAATGATATTGATAATGTTATTAAATATATGCGTACTCACAAAGTTGAGAAATATCTCTACAAAATTTTAGATGAGTATCAACAAATAGTTAAAGATAAAGTAACTCTTGAAAGGTGGTTATTATCATTATGAAATATTTAAAATTTATTGCAAAACACACATTATTATTTTATTTAGTTTCCTTTACTTGGGGTTTTATTGCTTCATTTATTGGATTATTAATTATGGTTCCATTTTTAATTACTGGAAAGGTGAGAAGTTGGAATAAAAGAATCTATGGAGTTTTTCCTAAATCATTTGGAAGTGGTTGGGGGTTTGAAATGGGATGTTTCTACTTCACTTCATATGATTGTGAAAATGTTGATAGTTTAAGATATCATGAGATGGGACATGGTTTACAAAATTTAATCTTTGGACCATTACAATTACTTGTTAGTACAATTCCTTCAATCATTAGATTTTGGTATAGAGATTTAAAGTATGAGAGAAAAGGTTTAACACCTCCAACAAAGTATGATGATATTTGGTTTGAAGAGACAGCAACTAATTGGGGTAAATATGTTTATGGTAACATTAAAATTCCAACTAAATATGCCTACATTGTGATTAATCAAAAAATTATGAGTGATGACCCTTTTGATATTGAGTATAGAAGAGTTCTTATCTCCTATAAAAGAAAAAGAGTTAATGGAAATGTTCTTACATATAAAGGTACAAAGATTATTGATGTAGATAAGTATTTCAAAAGTAAACAAGCTAATCTTAAATACTTCTTTGCTGATAAATATTACTACATTGAAGAAGTTAAGACACCTGAAATTTATGGTGAAGAATTAACAAAGAGAATGCTTAATGTTAAGAGAGAGTATCATTGTTATTTAAATTATAGTAAGAAACCTATTGAATTTAGTGTTTGTTCTGATAGTGAAGCAAAAAAGTATTTACAAAATATTAAATAGTGATATAATTATATAGAAAGGAATATTACTATATGTTAAAAGATTCATATAAATTATTTGTTGAGAGAGCGATGTTTGTTCCTCACTTCAAACCAGGTACAAAAGAAGAATATAATGATATTCAACTTTTAGCAGATGGTTATTTGCAAGCTGAATCAAAGAATGATAAAGAATTGATGGAAGGTTATCTAAGTGCTTTAATGGTAAGATATTGGTATATGATTCCTTACTTTCAAGAAAAAAGTGCATCTTTAAGATTAGAGCATGATGATATTATCTCTTGGTTATATTTAGGAATAGTTAAAGCATTTAAATATAGAGGTTGGGTTAATGACTCTCATAGTAGTGCTGAAAAATGCATTAATAGATGTCTAGATTCAATTAGATTAAATGCATTTCAAGAGTCAAACTCAGATATTAGAAAAATTAATTACATCTCCTATTCATTAGAAGAATCTTGTGAGAAGTTTGGTGATAGTGCAGATGGTTTATTTGTTGAAGAAAATGACAATACATTTAATGTTGAATATCTAGTATCAAGAAAGTTAACTAAGAAAGATGTTCTATCAGCATTAATCATTGATAGTATTTGTTTTAATGATTGCTTTTCAAAAAAGGTGTTTAGTTCAAGCAAATTAATCTCTGGATTGACTTCCACATATATTAGAAAGTTTAAAGAAAGATATGAAACATCTAACTCTTTGAACAATGATATTGATGCATTAATGAATTCAAAAGATTTAAAGAAAAGAATCAAATATAGATTAGATTCTCTTAAATATGATAAGGAACTTCTAGCATGCTTTACGATGTAGTTACACCTTCAAGTTATAGAACATTTAATGTTACAATTGCTCAAATAATTGGTTTGGTAAATGCTGTTTATTGTAGTGAGTTATTGGATATCTATAGCAAAGCAAGAAGAAAAAATACTATTGATGATAATGGTTTCTTCCCTTTAAATAGAAACTATGTTAAGTTAAAGACATCTATTAAAATTGATGAGCAATATCTATGTGATGTATCTTTAAGTAAAATTGGTCTAGTTGAGACATCTAAAGAGAGTCCTGACACAATTAAATTTAATGTTGAACAATTCATGAACATCATTGCAGAAAATGATTCAAAAGTGTTGAGTCAAATTTATAAGAAGGTCACTCTTCCTAGAAATGAAACTGAAGCAAAAGCATTGAAGAGAGAGAAACAAAAAATAGCTTTAAAGAATCTTGTTGATTATGATAATGATGAAGTTAAAAATTCATTAATTGATTGGATAGAGGTTGTTTTTGAAAATTGTGATATCACAAAAGAAACAGTTAAAGATTTTCAAAGAGTTCTTAAAGAGTATACTAAATCAAATACTAAGATTGCATTACAATTAGTGGCTAAAGCAAAAGCATTTAAATTAATTAAATGTATTGATGCAATTAAGCAATATGAAGAAGAGCAAGAGACATTGAAGTCCAAAAAACAAGTTAGAGCAACAAACTTTAAAGTTGCAACAAGTGATAATTTAAGTGATAAGAGGTTTTAAATATGTTTAGTGTATTGTTTCATAAAGATGTGTTTGTACCAAAGGGTGTACAAGAACAAGTATTAAAGTTAGAAGCTAAGATGACTAACTACTTTTTGTCTCAACATTTTAAAGAGCATTTAGATAATCAAGAGAATGAAGATAGAAGTCATACCTACTTTAGAAATGCAGTATATAATGCATTAAAAGAAATGATTTCTGATTCAAGAGTGTTTAGAGACGCTTTTGAAATTGAGTTGTCTAAATGTTATAAAGTATTTGGTGTTCATGATTGGATTGTCACTAAATATTGTATTAGACTTCCATATACATTGAGTTCTGATTTAGTGGTTGTGATTAGACCTCAATGGGACATTAAAACAAAGACTCATGACGCAAGTAGAAATATGATTGTAACTGCTTGGATTAATCATAATAAAGATAATCATAAAACATTAGACACTACTAAATATTGTAGTGAAGAGTTTTGGACAAGTTGTAATAAATAACATGAGAATAGTTTTTGGTATTGTTTTTTGGTTTCTTGTTGAATTCGTTATTGTATATTCTCATGTATGTTTGATGTTGCCCTTGTTTAGCAAGAACGCATATTTAAAAAACACACCTCAATCATTAATAGATAAAATTACATTATTAATGTTATCTTGTGCATTGATGTCTTGTGTAATAGGTATTTGTTTTTTTCAATTATTAAGAATATAGAGATAAAATAGTTGTATAATAAGATGATGAAAGATTTTGAAGTTTGTAAAAATTGTTGGTTAAGAAATTCATGTGAAAATGTAGATTTCTATTGTGATAATACTTTTTGCATGAAAAATTTTAAATTATCTAAACTCTATGACAATGCATTAATTTCTCAAAAGCAAAGAAAAAAGGTTACATTCTTACTAGATAAAGATGAGAGTGACGCAGAAAGTTTTGCGTATTTAGTAACAATAGAAAATAACATTAATAACTTTGTTGCTCAAGGTGGTAATATTTATATACACTCAGCGATTACCGGTAATGGTAAAACATCTTGGGCATTGAGATTAGTTCAAGCGTACTTTAATAATATATGGTTAACTGCATCAATAGATGATTGTAGAGCATTGTTTATTAATGTTCCTAGATATTTGTTAGCATTGAAAGATAACATCTCCCAAAAGAGCAATTATGTTAGATATATTAAAGATATGGCTTTAAGAGCAGACATTGTTATATGGGATGAAGTTGGAACAAAAGGTCTAACAACATTTGAACATGAGAACATTTTAAACTTAATCAATGCAAGAATAGATTTAGGTAAAGCAAATATCTATACATCAAATCTTAATGATGAAGAGTTGCATCAAGTTGTTGGTGATAGATTATATTCAAGAATTGTTTTACTTAGTGATGAAGTTGAACTATTTGGTTCAGACAAGAGAGCATTAGATGGGAGGTAATGTGTATGGGAATGACAAAGATACCTCAATTACAAGTTATCAATTATATATTAAATACAAAAGATAGTTCCTTAATCTCATTAAATAATCTTACTGATGAATACTTTAGTGAGTATAAGGATGAGTTTAATTTTATAAAAAATCATTTAGATACTTATGGTAGAGTTTGTGATGTGGAAACTTTCTTTTCTAATTTTGATGTTGAAAGATTAGTGGTTAATGAATCACCAGAATATTTAATTAAGTCTTTATTTGATGATTATAATACTAGAAAAATAGTTAAAGTTGTCAATCAAATTAAACCTGACTTGATTAGTGGTAATGTTGATGATGCTGTTAATAAGATTAAAACTACAGTTGAAAATATGTCTCAAGGTGTTAGTTTACAATGTGTTGATATTTTAAAAGATACAAGAAGATATGATGACTACATTGAAAGAACTCGTGACTTTGGTAAGTATTACATCTCAACTGGTTTTCCTGAACTTGACCAAATTGTTGGTGGTTTTGATAGAGAAGAAGAATTAGCCACAATTGTTGCTAGAACTAACTATGGTAAATCTTGGATTCTTTTAAAGTGTGCTGTCGCTGCTTGTAAGCAAGGATTGAATGTTGGTATCTATTCAGGTGAAATGAGTGAGAGAAAAGTTGGTTATCGTATTGATACTCTAATTAGTCACATTTCAAATGGTGCTTTAACTCATGGTAATGAATCCGTTCAAGTACAATATCAAAAGTATATTGAAAATCTTTCTAATATGTTTAGTGGCTCAATGAAAGTATTAACACCTAATATGGTTAATGGTCCAGTGACAGTTAATACTTTGAGATTATTTATTGAAAAAGAACATTTAGATATTCTATTTGTTGACCAATTATCTTTATTAGAAGACCAAAGAAAGGGATATACTCCAGTTGAAAAAATGAGTAACATCTCTAAAGATTTAAAGTTGTTACAAGTTCTTAAAAGAGTTCCTATCATTAGTGTATGTCAACAAAATAGACAAGCAAGTGAAAATGGTGTTGATACCACATTAATTGCACAAAGTGATAGAATTGGTCAAGATTCAACCATGATTTTATTTTTAGAGAAAAAAGATGATATAATGAAACTTCATTTAGTCAAGTCTAGAGATAGTGAAAATGGCAAAGTAATCACATATCATACTGATATTAATACGGGTAATTTTGTATACATTCCTGATGCTAAAGATGGCATTAAAGGTCAACCAACTATTCAACAAGAATCTTTTGACTATGAAAGACCACTACCAGAGGATGATTACTTTTAATGAGTGAATTAATTATTAATAAATATATTATAAATGCATCTATAGAAGAGATTCTTACCAAAGTTAAGAGTGAGTTGACAAATGGTAAATTATCTTATTTCAAACAAAAGGGGGATGAGATTAAAGTTACTTGTCCTCATCATAATGGAGGCATTGAAAAGAATCCTGATTGTTACATAAATACCTCTAAAAGTGGTGATTTAGAATATGGGTATTGTCATTGCTTTGCTTGTGGGTTTAGTGGTAGATTATCAAAATTCATTGGTGAATGTTTTGATGAAGATGAAACATTTGGTGAAAATTGGTTAACTAGAAATTTTGGTCAAAGTTTAATCACATATGAAGATGATGAATTGTATGATTTTAATTTGTTTCAAGAAAATAATTTGTCTCATTCAAATGAAACAAATAAATTAAATGAAACAATTTTAGACACATATCAATCTTGGCATCCTTATTTAGCAAAGAGAGGGTTATCTAAAGGTGTGTGTGAAAAGTTTAAAGTTAAATATGACCCTAGTTGTGAGTGTATTATATTTCCTGTTTGGGATGAAAATGATAAACTTTACATGCTAACAAAAAGAAGTGTGAAGAGTAAATTATTTTTTATAGATACTAATAAAGAGAAACCACTTTATTTGTATAATGTAGTGAAGAAAAACAACATTAATGAGGTTACAATTGTGGAATCTCAAATAAATTGTTTAACTTTATGGACTTGGGGTATTCCTTCAGTTGCTTTATTTGGCACAGGTACAAAGCATCAATTTGACATACTTAACAAGAGTAACATTATTCATTATTATCTATGTTTTGATGGAGATTCAGCAGGGGACAAAGGAACTGCAAGGTTTTTGAAAAACATTAGAGATGATGTTTTTGTAGATATTATACTACTTCCAAGAGGTAAAGATGTTAATGACCTCACTGAGAATGAGTTTAATAATTTAAAAATTATTAGTAGTGATGAGTGGTTAAGGAGGGATAAATAATGTTAGACTATAGTATGTTTGATGTAGCAAGATTGGGTGCTTGGAGAGGCTCAAATACTACTTTTGAGGATATTTGTAAAGAATGTGATGCAACGGAATTAGCAAAGGCTCAATATGCCTTAGAAGAAACTAAAAAGAGATTAGAAAAAGCAAATGTAAAGCAAGAACAAATTGATAATTTAAAATATGAAAAAGAATTGATTCTAGACAATGTATTTAATCTTATTAGAGAAGATATTGCTCAAAGTTACTATAATATTTTTAGATTCTTCAATACAAATGAGTTACTTTGGGAAGCATGGAAATATTCTTTATTTAAAGAAAAAGGTAGATTACAAGAAATTGAAGAAGCACATGAAAAAGAACCTAATGATTGCAAATCATTAGAAGTTTTTGAAAATTCTTATAATTTTGTTTTAAGAACAATTAAGGATAGGTTGATTCCAGAAAAATATAGAGATGAATCTACTTTAGTGGAACTTATTGATTGGTGTTATTCAACAGCATATGAATTCACCTTTAAATATAAAGATATAGAATTTATTATTTGTGTTCCAATGTTTAACAATGCAAATGATAAAAATTATCTTGAGATGTTAAGTGGCTATATTTTAAGATTTAAAGAAAGTGAATATTGTATTGGATTAGCTTTTAATGCAATTAATCCTAATGAATTTAAGATTAAACTTGAGGAATGGCTTGATGAAAGATTAAAGGAGAATCAAAATGATTAAAATACTTAAAGAAGGAAAACCACAAAAATTTACAAAAACATGTTTAGAGTGTGGATGTGAATTTGAATATGAACTAGAAGATATAAAAACTGATTATACTCTTTGTTTAACAAGTTATCCAGGCCAATATAATACTTATGTGATTTGCCCATGTTGTGGTAATTCTATTCATCATGGAACAATACGAGAAAACTTAGAAGTTCCAACAAAAATAAATACGATGAAGGTAGAAGATAATCATTGTGAAACTTGTCCTAATAGATTTGGTCCAATGGATGGTTTAGGAAACCCTACTGCTGGAGATAGTCCTTGTCAGTGGTGTTCTCATTACAAATATAAAATTACTTGAGGTATTTTGAAAGAACAATTATGAAAGTAAAGATTAAAAAATTAACTGAGAATGCTAAGATTCCAACACAAGCACATGATAAGGATTTTTGCTATGATGTCTATGCGACTTCTTGTAAAAGAGTAGGATGGAGAACTTGGGAGTATGGTATTGGTCTCGCATTTGAGATTGTGAGAGACATTGAAAATATTGGAGAGATTTTAGCAAGGCCTTATACATCAGACCCCTTCAAACAAGCAGATGTGCTAAGATGGTTAAAAATAAATTTTGAAAATTGTAACATTAAATTGTCATTAGACTTTAGACCTCGTTCATCAGTATCTAAAACAGGCATGATTCTTAGCAATTGTGAAGGAACATTAGATGAATTATATAGAGGCGGAGTAAAAGCAATATTTTATAGAATTAATATCTTTGGTAAGAAATACAAAGTTGGAGACCGTATTGGTCAAATAAAATTAGGATTTACTCTTCCAATTGAATTTGAAGAAGGTGATATAGACATGAACACTGAAAGAGGTGTTAATGGATTTGGTTCCACTGGAAGATGATAAAATAGATAAAATTTTATTGTATAATATAATGATTGTTAGGAGGATGTCTACTAGTGAATAAAAGATGGTATGTATCTCTTGGTAGAGGTATGACACTAAATAAAACTCTTGTTAATGATGTTTTTCAAAGTAATGGAAGATATATCATTCAAGATGTTTATGGTGCAAATTATGTTGTTAGTAAAAAGAATTTTGATGAAGCAAAGAAATTAGTTGATTAGGAGGTTTTATGTCAAGATATTCTTATGAAACATATGCAGATATGAAAAAAGATTCTGCACAAACAAATACAAAAACTTTAAGCAAGGTTGGTTATTTCAAATTAAGTGATGGTGAAGAAGCTTTAGTTAGATTTAATTGTGCTTCACTTTCTGACTTTGAAATTGTCTCAACTCACACTGTTAAAGTTAAAGACAAATTTAGAAATGTCTCATGCTTAAGAACTAAAGCATATGAGCCAATTGATAATTGTCCATTATGTAAAGAAGGTAATCAAGCAAAGACTAGAGTTTACATTAAACTCATTAAGTATGTTGTTGATGAGTACGGCAAAGTTACTCAAATTGTTCCTTTAGTCGCTAATTTCCCAAAGAAATACGCTGATACAATTGGTAATCTTATTCAAGAATATGGTGACTTAAGAGACCAAGTTTTCAAGATTAAGAGAGTAGGTGCTGAATTAAATACAACATACACTTTCATGTATATGAATCCAATTAAGTATAGTGAAGCAAATGGTTTTGCCAAAGATTTTACAGACTTTGAAGGGTTTGATTTAGTTCCACATTCATTCATTGAAAGAAGTAAAGAAGATATCAATGAATTCTTAATCACTGGTGAATTTCCACTTCCAATGAAGAAAGAAACTAAAGAAGAAGTTCCTACACATCCAGGTGTTCAACAAGAAGAAGAGGAATTAATTGTCCCTTTTAAAGAAACTACTACTAGTGAGCCAATGAGAGCATCATCTCAAGGTGCAACATTACAAAATACACCAACTAGTAGCAGTGTACAAGTAAATGTAAATGGTGAGTCAACAACTACTAGTAGACCAAGAAGAACATACGATTGGAGTAATTAATGGATATTAGTTTATGGGGAGACTCTTTCAATCTAGAAGATTCAACTCAAGACATATTAAATAATATCAATAATCCTAAGGAAGTTAAGAAGTCATCAAAAAAGACTTCAAAACTTCCTCTTTATGATAGATTAAAAATAATTAAAGAAGAGGTTTATAAAGTTCTTGGTCAATATGTTGACAGTACTTTAGTAATCTATTCTAAAGATGAGTTACATGATTATATTAATAAGTGTATTAAAAATGGTTTTATTGCAATAGATACTGAAACTAATAAGAGTTTGGACCCATTAACTGGTAAAGTTGTTGGGCCATGTATTTATACAAATAATCAAAAGCAAGTATATATTCCACTTTTGCATGTTGATGAGTCAGGGCATCTTTTATCAAATCAAGTAACAAAACAAGATATTATAGAAGAGTTTCAAAGATTAATAGATACAAACACTAAATGTATTTTTCATAACGCTTCATTTGATGTTAGATTTATTCAAACTAATTTTGGTATTGAATTACCTATTTATTGGGACACACAAATTGGTGCTAGAATTCTTAATGAGAATGAAGATTCCAAATTAAAGGTACAATATAAGTTGCATGTAGACCCAAATGAAGATGTGTATGATATTGAACATTTATTTGGTAGTGTTGACTATGAACAAGTTCAACCAGATGTGTTTGCATTATACGCAGCAACAGACCCATTTAAAACATATAAACTATATGAATATCAATTAAAAGAGTTTGAAAAAGAAGAAAATAAAAAGTTATATAGTTTGTTCTTAAATGTTGAAATGCCTTTAGTTAAAGTTGTTAAAGACATGGAACTTAGAGGTATTGAGATTGACCAAGAGTACGCTAAAAGATTAAGTGAAAAGTATCATAAACAAGTTGATGAATATCAAAAATTAATTGATTTAGAATTAGAAAAGTTAAAACCACAAGTAGATGCTTGGAGATTAACTAAAGAAGCTAATGAAAAAGCAACTAAAGGTGGTAAACTTCAAAAGTCAAAGAGTGAACAACTTGC